CCCGATGCTGTCACCGGTCACAAGGATGAGCTGGATGAGCAGGGAAATCCGCGCTATCAGGGGGTCGATCTTTCCTATCTTGTGGCGACTCTGACCGCGGCGTTGCAGGAGCTTGAGGCTCGGTTAGTAGAGCTGGAAGGCGCGTAAATGCCCAACGAGCTTAAATACTGGATTGACCTCCTTATTAAAGCGGTGATTGGTATCGTGATCTCCCTCGTCAGCTTTGACTATCGACAGGTAAAAAACTCTCTAAAAGAACTTGAGGAGCACCGCTTCTTACTAGCTACCGAGGAGCAGGTTTTGCGGGTGGAGCTTAACGGGGTGCGCGAGCGCCTTGAGCGAATTGACAACAAGCTCGATCGGATTCTGTCAAAATGATCCGCTGGGGTGCCGCCGCAGTGTTTGTGCTGGTAGCCACCTCGAGCGTGGCAACGGCGCAGGGGGTCGGTTTATCCTATCTTGGGATCTGCAACAAAACTTGGCCCTGCCAAAAATCCTTAAGCGCCTACAAGGGCCACCCTGTTATCCGCACCGGCTGGTTGGAGCAGTCGTTTGGGAGCTCCTGCCCGTGTGCTGATGCTATCCTCGCCGATCGCCGCCCGAAGGAGGTGCGTATCCATGTGGCAAACGGGCCCTGTATGCGAAACCGCCGCTGTGGCCGCCACGAGGTGTTTTCTGGCTTTACCGTATCGGGGGCCCACCGAGACTTAAAGCGGGCCACGTCGCGCATCGTGGGGCGAATGGGGGCGATCCTTGAGCGAATACGGGCGAGGCTGGAAAAGAGCAGGGGGGGAGTCACTTGCTATCTCTCTCCCGTGCTCGAGTCTGATCTTAACGAGGAGGCGCGGCTGCTGCTACACCGGCTTGCGGGCGCCTACCTGCCTCAGTGTACGCTTGTGGATAGTCCGCACCGAGATCGATGCCTTTCTGGCTTTGTGTGCGAAAAGCATGGGGACAAGCCTAACCTGCGCGCCCCTTGTATCTCAGACCTCGATGGCATCTCGGCGCGTGATGTGGACGCGGCGCAGTTTTTAGCTCGGACCCGCAGCTGCGACCTGCGGTTTGTATGGGCGCACGGGTTCAACTGTAACGGGTCGGGGTCGTCATGGGCAGGCGACCCGATAAAGCGCGACTGCAAGCGAGCTGGCCCCGATATTGAGGCCCTCTCGCGTTGGTTGCACCGCACCTATCGGTGAAGTGGCTCCGTGGGCAAGGCTCGAACTTGCGACGCGCGGCTTAACAGGCCGCTGCTCTACCAACTGAGCTACCACGGATTTTGATTAAAACGGGATCTTATCGTCTTCAAACTTGTAGTCACTACCGATGATCGGAGTAGGTGGGGGCGCACCGCCCTCTTGTTTGCTAGCCTTTCGCCTCTCACTCAAAAACTCCTTTGCCTGAGCGGCCAGACTGACGAGGGCGTCGAGATCCCAGTCGGTCAGGTACTTACTCTCCTTCCACTCGCCGGTTTCCTTGTCCTTGTATCGCTTCGACAGGTTCCACGAGATCCCGCGCTCGTTTTCCCAGCCCGTGAGCTTCACTGAGCTGATTTTGCTTTCTAACTTAACTAAGGGCTCTCTACTCATCTTTGCCATCCCATAAAAGGGCCCCAACGCTACGCGCCAAGGGCCAATATCTACAAATCTCGCCAGCTAACTCACACCTTTTTGCGTGCGTCGGAGCTGCGCGAGCGATCATCGTCCACCGGTAAAAGAGCTCCCAGTCAACCTGATCGATCGTTTTGTCACTCTTTCCCCGATGCGCCTGCTCAAACTCAAAATCGTGCAGGTTACAGCCTCGGGTGAAAGGGTGATCGTGTGGTAGCTTAAAAGGCCCGTACCCGCAGTCGTTTGAGGGGTCCTCGGGTAGGAGGTGACTCAGTAACTTTCTAAAAAACGACATCTGCCTCCTCCCTACGCGCTACAATTTTGAAATCCTGCATGGAGAGCTCTGCAACGGGTCCTGACGGGTGCGTTTCCACCTCCGTATGCCGCTCCACCCACGTGACTCGAAGCGGCGCCTCGAGGTGGGTGAGGGGGCGATAGGCGATCACACCATCCTTTAAAAAGTTCACAACGTAGAAGTAGGGCACCGCTGACGCTGTGAACACACTTGTGGCCCATGTGACTTTTTGGAGGGGGACAAAGAGGGTTTTGTAGGTATTGCTTGAGCAGCTGCGGCAGCGGACCTCAATAAAAGCGATCACCTGCCCATCGTTATCAATCACCGCAAAATCGGCTAGGTACAAGCGATCCTCTGTTATCTTTCGAAGCTTACACTTCCACACCTTCTCCAAAACGTCGGCGACTTGCCGCTCGTTCTTCAGGTCCTCCGGTGTCTCGTTTCTGGGTGTCATGCAGGGCTCTGTTAGTCCTTTGTGCCTATCTGCATCCCCTGCAATATCTCTGAGAGGGGGATCTCCTCTTCATTCATCCACTCAACGAGGCGATCGAGCATCTCGCGGCGCCCGAGGAGGAGGAGGCGATAACTTTCTGAGCTACTTGCTAGCTTGTCGTCTGTTTTCAAGTCGATATCGTTTGCCAACTCATCGATAAAAAACCAGAGGTTTTGAGCGCTCACGTATTTTGCCTCGTTCCAGTCTCCGCTCATGGGGCCCCTGTGTCTTCTTTCGCCGTTGCTTGGATTATGTCGGTTTCAGACTCTTGGCAAAGCTGCTGCGTGTCTTTTGTCTGCGCTTGAGGTCGAGCTGGCATCTTTAGGTCGGAAAGTGCCGCGTCATAGCCAGCGACGAAGGCGTCGTAGGAGGCAAAGCGCTCACCGGTAATGGAAAGCGCGCGAGAGAAGGAGAGGGCAAGCTCATGCTGTCGCATCATGGCGCCCCCAAAGGGTCATCTGGGAGAGGGAGCCAGTGCGTCACCTCATCTGGGTGCACACTTGCAAGAGGGCCAACCCACATCCACCCATCGTGATCTTGAACGATATGCGCCGCCCACCATAGGATCTCAGGGCCGTAGATCATCACCACCTGACTGGGCTCCGGCAGCGCCTCAGTCACTGAGATCCAGCGGGGCTGCGCCGCCTTGTAGCCTGCCATGAAGCTGTCCTCTGCCAGTGCAAGCTCACTGACCAAGTAAACGAGCTGGGTGCCATTTCTTCTCTGAGTGCGCTGCTTCGCCCACGCCTCTGCCAGTGTCTCGGGGCTTTTCATTTCTCCTCCTTCGGCGGTTCGGGCTTAGATTCGCTTTTTATTTCAAAAGGAACATTCAACCAGTCTCGCATTTCTTCGCAGGTTTTTGGTAATGATGGTGCTTCTGGATTCCAAATAATTGCAGCACCACTAAATAATACTGCTCTAAAACCAGCCAATCGTTTGTCGTATGGAGCTTGTATAGCAAGTGAATTGTGACGTTGTATTTCCTTTAACTCTGCGTAAAACTCTTTAAAATCATCGCTGTTAATCCAAATCTCTTCAGGCTGTTGATCGCCACTAGTGTTTAAAACAATGTAAGAATACAACCTATTTCGTACTGATTGGTTGTTCATTATTCCTCCGGTGGCTTAGGTAGCGGCATCCAGTGGGTGACATCATCTTCTCGATAAATAAAACCGTCTTCAGATTCCCAAGTGTGTTTCCATTCTTGATCGCCATTGTATCTTCGTCTGACTCCAAGAGTCTCGGCAGGATCATTAAGAACCTGCCCATATACCAAGACTGGAAGATCCTCCTCCGGCAACCTATCCTTCACCGAGATCCACTGAGGCGCTGCGGCTTGGTAGCCAGCGAGAAAGTCATCCTTGCACATATTCCAAACTATAAATTCCGGCCCTTGCTCTGGACATCGGTTACTAGCCCACTTTTCCGCCAACTCTTCAGGTGTCTTGTTCATCACCACCTCCGATTATAAACCGTGCTCGTACATGCTCAACAAAGACCCGCGCCGCCTCGGTCATCGTTACGCCTTCGCCGAGCACGATATCGAAGCCGTCCGCTGTCGGGACTATCCGAAAAATCTCTTTCTGGTCTGCCGGTATCACTTCCAGCTCAATGTCGGTTGACGCTTTTATCAAATCGTTGTCACTCATTAGGGCCATTCCTTATACAAAACGACGCCGCAGTGAGCCCAGTTAAGGACCTCCACGGCGCTCACGTTATCTTCTGCCAGCAGCAGCCGCGCGAGTTCATCGAGCGGGAGCTCCTGATTGCGTTGTGCAAGTAGCGCAAGCTTCCCAAACGGCTCTGGCTCAAACTTGTAGTCGGGCCGCTCCGCACGCCAAATGCGGATCTCGTAGTTTGGGACGGTGATTCGGTGCATGGTTTCAACAAGCACGGTCATAGACACCTCGCCTAGTCGTCACCAAGCGCCTGCCAAGCGCACCCCATCGTAAAAAACACGGCGCACGAGATGCAGTACCAAGCGAATTTAAGGAAAAGGATATAAGTCATCGGTTTTCGTTCCTTTGTTTTAAGTATGTAACCTCTCGTTCCAACTCCACGACCGCCAGCTTCACCACGTCGATGATGGCGTCCTCGCGTTGATTGAAAATCCTCATTAGACGGCGCAGGGCCGCCTCAACTGATAGCTGCCGGTGCTTGACCGATACGAGCACGGCGCGCAGTGCCCGAAGCACCCTGTCGTCACTAAAATCTGCCTGTTCATTACTCATGGTGTTTTGCCTCTTTGTTTGGTGTTTCCACTTCCAGAAAATGTGAGACCTCTTTCCAGCTCAAGACCGTGCCCACGTTATGACCCGACAAGAGCGTGAAACTTGAGCCGGTGAGTGAAGCGAGCTCCCATGTGCGCTGCTGCGGCATCCAAATGAGCACGCGGCTTTGCTGACTGGGGACCCGTTGCTTAAATGTCGTCCACGTCATCATCGTCCCTGTTTAGTTGAGCTCTCCGTGATAGCCTATTTCGGTCAACTCCTCGTCCACGACTCGCTCCAAGGCGTTGAAAAACCCCCGCTCGAGCGAGCTTAAAGTGCGGTAACCGCGCTTAAAGGCTTTTTGGGCAAACGTCCGATCGTTTATGTGACGATCCCGCTCTCCGCGTGAAGCGGCTCCCATGATGTAACCCATCAAAAATTGAACAGCGTCCTTCTTGGTCATGACAATACAAACCTCCACTGCGGATAGAGCAGCTTCACCATCTTCCATTTCAACTTAAACACGTCAGTCTCAAAGCCCTTCGCATCTTCCACCACGTGCTCGCCGTCCTGCTGGTAGCAAAAATCTGCGCGGTACGTGCAGACCTTGACCCCTGAGACGTATATGGGGATCGATACTTGTCGCTCTAAACCTGTGATCATCTTCGCTTGCTCTAGTGCCTTTAACTCACTCCACCGACGCGCTTCCTTTTTTGAATCAAACCGGAGCCCATCGACGACGGTTTTGACTGCCCCAAACTTTGAGCGCCCTCTAAAACTGCTCGGCATCGATCTTCACCGCCTCCGCAACAAGGGTATCCAAGAGGGTGAGGTATCGGCTGCGAAACTGCGAGGCAAACGACGCGGCTCCGCTCGTGAGGGTCACGAAGTGCTGAGGGCGAAGCTTGTGCGCCACGTAGGGGGCCCCAAGCTTTTCAATCGCAAACTCAAGCTTGCTCAACGTGCGACCGTTGACTGGCACCGTGTACTCTTTTGGAAGCCATCGGAGCGCGTTACCGTCACGCACCGGCTCAAAGCCTTTTTGGCGCATCATGACTGCCCGCTCGCGCATGGCGTCCCGAGCCTCGTCCAGCGTTTCGCCGTTATAGGCGATGTGCTTTTGCGTAGCGGGCTTTGTGACCTCGCGCGCTACCTTCACCCGCAGCTGCTCACCTGCGAGATAACCAAAGAGCGCGACTTTTTTGCCGACTTCCCAAACCTCAGTCGCGCTCTCAAAAACCTCCTCAAACACGCGGCAGGGCATCACCTTGCCGCCAACCTCTATTGCAAAATCCAGATACCACCCATTTTTTGTCTGTCGTTTTGCCGACAGGTTAAACGGGGCTGCTATGGTGCCGATGTACTCCCTATGCTCGTAGTTCATGATCTCCTCTCACGTGAGAAAAATGCGGGGCCACGTCTAACGCCCGCCCCGCAGGGCGTCGAGAAAGCCTTAGACGTTTGGCGAACTACTGAGATCCTCCGAGGTGGAGGTTTTCGGCGCTAGCTTAAGCAGCTGCTCGATTGCAAAGCGATCCGTCGGCTCAAGCTCGCGCGCGAGCGCTTTATAGATCCAGTCGGGATCTAAGCTGCCGATGGGTTGGCCCTGCTTACTGCATCGCGTTTCAATCTTGTGCTGGCTGAGCGTTGCTAAGTCGCCCGCAGCCGCAGCAGCCTTCAGAGTATCCAAGGGGGAGAATACCTTTGGTTCCTCTACTAGCGCTCCAGCAAGCCAAGCACCGATTTCGGCGCCGATTTTGTGATCTGGTTTCATGATGACGCGATCCGCAAACATCGGAATACGTGTCTTTTCAAAAATAAGCCGGTGGTCGATGTCCATTGTGCACATGACATCAAACTCGTACTCACCGCCCTGGCGGAACACCGGCGCAAGCCCGACCTTCTTCGGCACCTGCCTCGTTTTGCCATCTGAGCCCGTGACTTCCTCCATCACGTAGTCGGTCTTGGCGCGCATGGTCGCGATGATATGGATCGGAGCTTTGACGATCGCCTCAACAAGTTGCTTGTAAATTGGGGTGACTGATTTCCAAGCGGTGAAACTGTTCCCACGTCCTCGAGCTTGTACGTTGTCGACCTCTTCAAGAAGGTACTCCCACGCGTGGGAGAGGGAGTCGATCACAAGCACGTCGTACTTGGCCGCCACGGCTGACTCGATCAGGTCGACGTAGGCTTTCACGCTTGTGTTCGGTAGGTCTACGTGATCGAAGATGAAATTGTCTGCGTAGAGTGCCGCTGAGCTCTGCTCGGTGTCGCCGAAAGCGATCCGACCGTTAGCTCCTGCCAAGCCTTTTGCAAGCTCAAGTGCGGTCCACGTTTTACCGCTCCCTGATGTGCCTGCTATGCAGCCCTTAAACTTTCTTTGGTGACGTTGTGCGCGTTTAAATGTAATAGCCATGTTTAAGCTCCTCTCGAAATAAGCAAAAAATGTGTAAACGTACTGACCTGAAGCGGTTAGTACGGACGCCAGTTGTCATCCCCGCGAGCAGATACGTGCTCGGCGAGGTTTGCCTCATATTCGGCCACGAGGGCGTCGGCTTGTTGCTCAAATACATCGGCGCTTGAGTTGTATGCCTGAAACGCTCCCATGCTCATGGGGCTCTGGGTCGGGTTTTTTGTATCGATTGAGGTGCTTTCTTGACGCGCGCGGGTGCGCAAGTCTGCGGCTAGCTGCCGCAAGAGCAGAACGGTATCTTGCATATTATCTCCGAAATATATTCCCACGTCCGAAAGTTCATTAGGCTTGCAGACGCATTGCGATAAAAACCGTATGATTCTTATCACGCCCCGACCATAGCGTAGCGGCGGCAGTGACGAAAGATGGAAAATGCATGGGGTCAAAAAAAAATACGAAGCTCAGTTTGCACGAAATAATTCGAGCGCATCTGGGCTGGGAGAATCACGAACTGGCGCAAGCTTTCGGAGAGCCACGGCAGTGGGCATACAAGCGGCGCAACCCTGATCAACTGGTCAGAATGGGCGAGGTGCTTAAGTTGTACGAGGTGTCGGGCATGACCCCTGAGGAGTTCATCAAAGCGCTTCGGCAGGCAGCGGCAGCGGCAACAAAGTTGCCCAAATTATAATTTTAGACTCGAAGCAATACCTGTCTTGCGGTACACTGAGCGCCGTCAGCTACCGTTTTCGGCGTAATGAGCCGGAGAAGGTAGGGAAAAAATGAAAGCCGTCCGTTGATGAAGACAGGGACAAGATACAACCCCACGTCTCCCCGTTGGCAGTTAGGAGGAGACACAACGGACGGCCACTTTTATACGGTATGAACTCCGAGATCGACCTGCCTCGACCCACGAAACCCGTCTTAAAACCCGCTGGGGTAATGACTCCCGCGTTGCCTTTCAGCAGTCAGAAGACACCGTACGAGCCCACCTTACCGGCAATTTCGGAAATTGTCGATACAAAATTATTTAGCGATATTAGATCCTTAGATAGCGTGTTTGAAAATGCGCAAATTCCGTGGATTGAACACTGTTATAAAGCCGCAAAGAACCTAAAATATCAGGAACTTGGGCGGGCGCATCGCTACTTTACTAGAACTAGAAGGCGATCATCGCTAGTCTTTAACCTTTCGGATTTACTAAAACTTCTTTACCTCACCAGAACTCGAAACGTTGCTCAAATTAGAACACGTTTGGCGCTCGCTGAAATAGCGCATCGGCGTGCCTGTGCGGGGCGCGTTGGGCGATGGTCAATGACCGAGTTCAGGGTGCTGGTTGGCTCGACTCGGATCACGGATTCGGAGGTGATGCGGGTAGTGCAAAACCCTCGGGTTGAGGTGCCTGAAGGGGCGCTCGAGGCGATGGCTGCCAAGCTGGGGCGACACAACCTACAGGGGAAGGTCTGGGTCCCGCGGCGGCTGGTGCGCTACCTAGCGAAAAGGGGAAGCCGGCTTGAGATAGCGGTCATGCTGACGATGATGGCCCGCCGGATGGTCAACCGGTTTCAGAGGGCGCGGGTATCGGCTCGGCTTGTGGCGGAGCTCTCCGATAGTAAGGAGGCGCACGTGACGGCTGCGATGCTAAAGCTCCAAGAGCGGAGGCTCCTCATGCGCAACCGGCAAGCTGAGCGGTGGAGTGTCAACCGGTACGGGTCCCTCTGGGAGTTCCCTGAGGATCTCTCGATTACGGCTGGCGAGGAGGTGAGGCCCTTAAGAGCTCCACCGAGGCGGGTGGGGAGGTTTGAGAGGCGCCCCTTAAAGGCCCTGTTGTCGGCCATGCTCAGAGCTACCCTGATGCAAAAAGGGGGGGATCTTATAAACACAGACCCTAGCTTGCAGCTAGAGCCGCAGCTGCTTATGGGGAAACCCCCTGCGGGGCCTCCGGTGGTGGCATCGGAGGTGGGCAGGGAGCGCAAACGGCTGGCTTCTGCTGCTGCTGCCTTAAAACTTTTTAGGGGAGAGCAGGGGGACGCCTACCGGAGTGCGTGGTCGAATGTTCACACGGCTGCGGGAGCGGCTGAGGTTTTTGAGTTGCGTGGTTTTGTTGATTATCAGCGGCTAAGGGATGAGTTCCCGCCGCACATACCGGAACGGAGGTTTTATGGGAAAAATGTTGGGTGCGATTCCATTGCGATTGGGTGACAAAGGGAAGGTGTTTTACAGCTGGACGCTCCATGAGTTGATGAGCGAGCAGCGGCAGCAGCAGCCTGAAAGGCGCCTTCTGTGGGCCATGCTGAAGCGCTGGCTGCTCGACTATAGCGGGGTCTGTATTCGCAACCTAAATGCGGAGACCTCCCTAGAGGCTCGTTTCTCTGCCGTTGAGTGGGCATGGTCAAAGGAGCACGGGCCGTTTAGCTACTTGTGGGTCTGTGACGTGCTCGACCTCGACGCTGAATGGGTGCGGAGCAATGCGGACAAAATCGCCAGTCGCGTTGAATGGCAAGGCCCCCTTCTTGGCAGGATCGGCAGCCTTGAAATTTGAAATGTTTGTGGAACACGAGGGCAGCCGCCGCGTGTGCGTCTGAGAGGTGGTACCGGTCGGCAACAGACCAATGATTCCCCACTTTCACCTCCACGATGACCTCGTGGCGAGCGGTGAGCCAGACGCGCTCCGTGTCGTTTGATACCTTGAGCCACACTGCTGTGCGACCCTCTTTTGAGGTAGCAAGGGTGGGCAGGTCTAAGAGTTCCGTACCGCGTCGGGTCATGCGGGAAGGGTTATACCTTAAAAAAGCCCCCGAGCGCAGATTTTTCGTATTGTCGCCTCTTTCCAGCGTGATTGCTGGGTTTTGGTAGGGACCCCGATGACGTCAAGGGCTTTGGCTATCTTCTGAAAGGCACTCCCCGTCGAGCGCCACAGCATGATGAGCTGGCGCACCCCAATATCGGGCTCGCACGGGTAGAGCTGCCCATCTTGGCACATGTAACCGAAGGGGACCCGCCCGCCGGTAAAACGACCCTCTTCCCGCTTCTGTTCGAGAGCCGCCTTGGTCAGTTCGCTTGTGTTCCAGCTCCCAGTTCGCCCGTGGGCAAGGGAGTGACAGGTATCGCACAAAGGGACGGTCTTTTTGCCGCCTAAAATACGGGGCACAACGTGGTGGCGGTTTTTTGCTGGCTTGCCACACTCAAAACAAGGCTTCACTTGTTTCCCGCCTTCTCGAGCACAAGCTTCTCAATGTAGCGGCTCATGCTTAGGTTTTCATGTGCAGCCATCCGCCGCAGCCGTTCGTGAATATCGGGGCGCATGGCTAACATGATGCGCTTTCGCTTTTCGCTTGCTTTTGTTTTGGGGCGTGGCAAAGAAACCTCCCGCAGATGCGGGATGGTGTGAGCCCCGCTGCTTTAATAGTTGTTTACCTGTGCAGTAACCCGATCCGCAAGAGTTTTTAATTTGTCCCCGACTCGAGGACCGCAACGAAGCAGGCGCTCTCTTGTCGCCCATGTATCAAAATCAACACGCAGGAGCGTTCGCTTGACGCGCCACACACACCCCGACTCGGTGCTCCAAATGTCGACAACGCCTCCGCGTCCCGTGGCGCGATAGTGCACGCCGTTGCTTGCTCTGCCTCGGAAGAAAAGATCCATCGTTTTAAAATACTGGTTCATACAACACTGCCTTTTACAACAAAAAGCGGGGCACTAATGGCCCCGTTATGCAATAGTTATATAACCTCTTTTTTCCTAAGGCAACGTGGCAGGGGGGTATCTTCTGTTATACAAGAGTTGTATATACCTAAAATGACAGCGATTTTGCAGGTGAGTGGTCGACTTCAAACCGACGCTTATCATACACCTCGACCATAGTGATGCTTTTGTGGCGGCTAAATTCCTGCACCTGCCTATGGGGCACACCGTCAGCGAGGAGCTTTGTGATAGCGGTCGCCCGCGCTGAGTGGGGGCTATAGTGAGGGGCAAGGCCAATCTTCTCACACGAGCGTCGAAAGAGGTGGTAGACGGCGCACGCAGGCATGGCGCGCGTGGTTGGGGTTTGCCCTCCTTGTCCGGTGTAGGTGACAAAGAGGGGATCCTCGGGGAGTGCCCCCATAGTTCGCCGCTCTGCGACTAGCGCCCACACGCGCTCGGCAGCCCATGCGGGAAGTGCTTGCCGGTGATCTTGCCCGTCCTTTGTTTTGCTCAGTGCGAGGTAAGTGGTTCCCTGCGAGGTGCGTGCCACATCAGCAACGAGCAACTTTACGATCTCGCCGCGTCGGAGGCCCCCTCCAAATAAGCAGGCAAGGATGGCGCTGTCGCGCGTTTTGCGGGGTCCCTCTTCAATGCTTTTCATCAGGGGTCGCACACTATCGAAGGGGAGCATCTCCGTGTCGCGCTTTCGCCCGCCCTGGGGGTTTGGCAGGGGCAGGAGCTCGCGAAGGAATGGATTGGTCGGCACGAGCTGGTGGGCAACTAAAACTCCGTAAAGCCGCCGCAGCACCATGATCTTTTTGTAAATGGTAGCGGGAGCAGCCTTGCTGGTGCCTTTCTTTTGGTATCGGGGCCGGTGTCCCAGTTGGTTTTTTGCCGCCTGTACGAAAGCGAGCGCCTGCGGGGCGCGCACCTCTTGGAGGAGGGTAGCTGCAACCCCTGTCCCCGCCTGAGCCCCAAGGAAGCTACAGAACTCTTTTATCACTGAAACGTAGGTGGTTTGCGTGGTGGGCGCAAGCTGGGCAAGCCACGCGGAAACGGCGAGCCAGAGGTTTGAGACAGTTGGGGTTTTTTGCAACTGCATAAGTCAATAGTCTCATATCGCTCGGCACGTAGCGGGTGCTTCAACTTTTTTCTCTCCAAGCGATTGGCCAAGCGTATAGGAGTGGTTCAATAAAGCTATAATGTGGATCACCTGATGGGGTAGGTATGTCGATATCAGACAGCAAAAGTGCGTTTAAAAGCCTGACCGTGGTCGGGTCTCTTCTCTCGCTTGGAAGTGGGCTCGAGATTCTGCACAGTGCGCTTAGTCAGGTACCTGCTGAGGCGTTGCCACCAAAGGCTGGCGCGGCTCTCACGGCTACAGTGGGGATCCTTGGCGCTGTGCTTTCAATTTTGGGGCGGTTTAGGGCTAGCAAGAAGATCAGCCTGCTCCCGTAGAGGGAAAAGAACGTGACAAATCGGAAAGGGGTCGGTGGTCGCCCTTCTAAGTTTAAAGACGGTGAGACCATAGAGCAGGCGGAGCTCCTTTGTCGGATATTTGCGGCAACGGATGATCAGCTAGCGCAGTTTTTTAAGGTCGATATTTCCACGGTCGATAAGTGGAAGCGCTCTAAGCCAGAGTTTTTCCAGACCTTAAAAGATTCTAAGGCTGAGGCAGACGATAAGGTCGAGCTGAGTCTCTACAAGCGCGCAACAGGCTACACTCGCACCATTGAGCGTTTAACGCGTGACGGCGAAGTGGTGCCGTGCGTGGAAGAAATGCCGCCCGATCCCGTGTCGTGTATCTTCTGGCTCAAGAACAGGCGACCAAAACAGTGGCGTGATAAACAGGAAGTCGAGCAAGTCAATCAGCAGCCGATGCAGGTGCAGTTTGTTGACGGTCCGAAGCAAGAATCGATGGGGGAGTGGCTGAAACGGCGCAAAGATGGATGATCAGTTTGACCCGACAGAGCTCGCTACCAAGTGGCAAGAATCCCTACGGGAGGCGCATACCTACTTAACTGAATCAAAGGATCCCCTGTGGACGGAAGGGGACAGTGCTACTCGCAGCGCTTTGGTGCGGCTTGTGGCTGAGAATCGTATGGTGGCACATGGGTTTGTCCCGTCCTCGTGGACGTTTCGTGGCGTGTGCCGCACGTGTGGACCGGTCCCGCTTGATCACGAGGTGGGAGAGGAGCTGGTCGGGTGCCCGTGGTGCGCTGTCGGCTCTAAGCCGCGCGTGTTTGCCTGTAAGGTATGAATCAGAGCACGTGGGCACCTCAGGAGGGACCGCAAGCGGAGGCGATAGCAGCGACGTGGTGCGATGAGTTGTTTTTTGGCGGCGCTCGAGGCGGTGGAAAATCCGACTACCTCCTAAACGACTACGCGCAGGACATTAACCGCTACGGGCGTCACTGGCAGGGGGTTCTCTTTCGTAAGAGCTACCCAGAGCTCTCGGGGCTAGTACAGCGCTCGCACGCTTTGTGGTCGCAGACTGGGGCAGAGTGGAAAGAGGCAAAGCACCAATGGCAATTCCCAAACGGTGCAATCTTGCGTTTTCGGCACCTCGAGCGAGACCTCGACGCAAACCGGTATCAGGGGCATCAGTACCCGTGGATTGGGTTTGATGAGCTCACCAACTGGGGCACGCCAGCTGTCTACAATATGCTTAAAGCCTGCCGCCGCTGGGCTGAGGCTGAGATCCCTACCAAACGTGTGCGCTCGTCGGGAAACCCTGGGGGTGCGGGGCACCAGTGGGTAAAAAGCTTGTTTATTGATTCGGCACCTGCTGGCTACGAGCCCCTCTTTGATGATGAAAGCAAGTGGTGGAGGATGTATATCCCGTCGCGGGTGGCAGATAACAGGATCCTGCTCGCTAACGATCCAAACTACGTCAACACCTTAAAGGGCATCGGCTCCCGTGAGCTGGTACGGGCGTGGCTTGAGGGCGATTGGTCGGCGATTGCGGGGGCCTATTTCGACACGTTTGCGGCTACCCGAGAAGGAAAGCCGTGGCACGTAGTGGAGCCCTTTCAGATCCCTGCCTATTGGCCGCGGTTTCGCTGCTACGACCACGGGTTTGCCTCTCCCTACTGCTGCCTCTGGCTTGCGGTGTCTGACGGCACGGTGCCCTACGTGGGAAAGAACTCCCTTGTCGTGTACCGAGAGCTCTATGGCGCTGTGGGGCCAAATGAGGGGGCGCGTCACACGATACAGCAGATTGCCGATGCCATTCGAAGTGTTGAAATGCCTGATGAGCGCATCGAGTACAGCGTGGCGGACCCTTCCATCTTTAAGTTTGAGGGAGGTCCGTCACTGGCTGAGGAGTTTGCGCGTCAGAAGGTGGTCTTTACTCGCGCCGATAACAACCGCCTTGGTGGCTGGGCACAGGTACGACAACGACTTGAGGAATATGATTCTGGGCCTCTTCTCCAAATCTTTAATACCTGTAAACACCTTATTAGGACCCTGCCAGCGCTTCAACACGATCCGGCAAAGGCAGAGGATCTTGATACGAAGGCAGAGGATCACGCCGCTGATGCCCTACGGTATGGGGTGATGAGCCGACCGTACCAGAGGAGCGCACCGAAGGTGCTTGAGCCGATCCGAGGTGTAGAACGGGCAAGTTTGGACGAACTTTGGACACAACAGCCGAAAAAACAGAGAGCATGGTAGGAAAGCCAGCGGACCTAGCGAGAAAGCTGCTAGGTCAGGGGCGCCTATACGACAAAGAGTTTGAGAACTGGCACTCTGAGTGCAAGCGCGTCACGCGCCGCTACAGGGCCGAGAAGGGAAGGGGGCTCGAACTCGAGGAGGATGCAGCCGCATGGTTTAACCTCTACTGGAGCTCACTCCAGACGGCGCTCCCAAGCCTCTACGCACGCACACCGCTGCCGCAAGTTGATCGGCGGTACAAGGATGCCGATCCCGTTGCTCGCGTGGCTGCCGAGATCCTTGAGCGTGCAGTGCGCTTTGAGGTGGGGGATTTTGATTTTGACACCAACGTGACCTCAGCCGTGCTTGACCGGCTGCTCTACGGGCGTGGCGTTGCTCGAGTATACTACGAGCCTGAGATTGAGGTCATTGATGGGGTGGAGGCAAAGACTTTTGAGCGGGTGCGGTTTGGGTATGTGCAGCTGGTCGATTTTAGACACTCGACTGCCCGCACGTGGGAGGAGGTAACGCAGGTATCTTTTCGCTCCTACCTTGGGAAAGAGGAGGCAGTTAAGCGCTTTGGGAAAGATAAGGCAAAGCTCCTCAGTTACACTCACGTGCCAGAGGCGCTCGATGACGAGCGGACGTTTGGAGAGGGTGAGCAGGAAGCCTACAAGAAGGCAGAAGTGTGGGAGGTCTGGGATAAGTCGACCCGCACGGTGATCTGGATTTCGCCTGAGCTTAAGGATGACGTGCTGGACATGGCGCCGGACCCGTTAAACCTTGAGAATTTCTTCCCCATGCCTCGTCCCCTCTACGGGACTCTGACAAACGATAGTTTGATTCCTGTACCGGATGCCCGCCAGTGCCGCCGACTCTATAACCTTCTTGATGATATCTCGGCAAAGATTGGCGCGCTTACCGAGGACCTACGCGTTGCGGGGGTCTACGACGCGCAGCTTGAGGAGATCCCTCGGTTAGTGAAGGGCGGCGACCGCCTTATCCCTGTCAGGAACTTTGCAGCGCTTAAGGCGCAAGGCGGCATCCAGTCGGCTGTCGAGTTCTGGCCCGTTGATTACGTGGTGAATGCGCTCAACGTGCTCTACCAACAGAAAGAGCAGACGAAGAACGATATTTACGAAGTGACCGGCTGGGCTGACGTGATGCGCGGCACAAGCGATCCGAATGAAACAGCAGCAGCGCAGCAGCTTAAGGGGCAGTTTGCCTCCATTCGGCTCACGAGCGCACAGAACGACGTGCAGCGCTTCTGTCGGGACCTTATTGCTCTGATGGGCGAGGTGATTGCGGAGCAGTTTGAGCCTGCGCAGCTCATGAGCATGACAGGGTTTGAGTTTGTCCCTGGGGAGAGCCCCGAGGAGCAGCAGCAAAACTACCTCACGGCGGTCGAACTTCTACGTTCGGAGCCCATGCGGCGGTTCCGTATTGATATCGAGACCGACTCGACCCTTGCTGTAAACGAGGCGCTGAATCAGGACGCCCGCTCTGAGTTCATGCAGTCACTGGTGGGAGCGCTCCAGCAGATTGGGCCGCTCTTTGAGCAGATGCCAGCGTTTGTGCCCGTACTCGGAGAGGCAATCAACTTTGTGGCGCGCACGTACAAGGCTGGCAGAGCGTTTGAGGGCAGTATTGAGCAAGCTATTGAGCAAACAAAGCAGATGCTTGCAGCACAGGGAGAGCAGCCGCCGCCGCCGGATCCGAAGATGCTTGAGGTTCAGGGGAAGATGCAGCTTGAGCAATTTAAGGCGCAGACCCAGATGACCCTGGAGCAGCAGAAGGCCGAGCATGACATGCAGATCGCTCAGACCAAGGCGCAGCTTGAGCAGGAAAAGGCGCAAATTAAGGCGCTCCAAGAGATGGAGCAAACCCGCAATGCGATAATCCTCGAGCAGGCTCGCCTCGATGCTGAGATCAGGGTGCAGCAGGCACAGGCGCAGGCAGACATTTCAATTAACCAGATGAAGGCCGAACTTGACATTGCGATCAAAAAGCAGCGCAAGCTTGTAGACTCAAGCGATGTGCCGTCGGTAGCGGTAGCGCCGCTTAAGCTCAAACGTCGGCGGGTAGTGCCCCACGTTGATGAGGGAGGCATGAGGGCCTACCTGATTGAGGATGCGATGGAGGGCGAGGGCGGTACAGGATCGGTGGTGAAGCGCAAAGTGGTGCCGCACACCGACGCTAGTGGGCAAACTGCCTACGTGATTGAGGATGTGGCAGAGCCTGCTGAAAAGAATGAACAGCCCGAGGGCACCGTGCTTGACCTGAGAGAGGACAAGGCAGAAGGGGAGCCGCTCGTAACGTTGTAAAGGTGCACTATGGATCTGACATTACTGACCGAGGAGCTTAAAAAACCAGAGTACTCCACTCTCACCGATGCCGAGGCCGCTGAGGCGGTATCCGCAAAGGTGGTGACGGTAAGAAAGCCCCTCCCGACAAAGCGCCTCCGCAAAAAGATGATTGAGCGCGGGCTATATGCAAAGCTTGTCGATGCCTCAACCGACATAGACCTACCGGCTCCCAAAAGGCAGCTTGCCATCACTGTGCTTGCCCTTGTCGATACCGACAAGAGTGGGCTCTCAAGTATAGACATCGACAGGGAGCCGGTGAGCTCACTTCTTGATGCTCTCGTGGCGCAGGGCTTTTGCACCACAGAGGAGGCGAGCGAAGTGCGGGGGAGCGCTGCTCAGCAGGTCTCGTGGGCTTCCCACGTAGGGCTTGGCATAGTTGGTCTTGGGTTTGTGCGCTTGGCGCGTAAAGGGTAGTCATGGCAGATATCAAACTAGCATACGGCACGTCGTTTGACGCCTCGATAACGCTCGCAAGTCTCCTCTACGACGGAAATCTGCTTCAGGGGAGGGAGTCTGCTGCAATATCGAACTCGGCGGGCAACCTCGACTATCTCATATCGGGGAAGATTACGACCGGCACCGCTCCTGGCTTAGGCACTATTGAGGTGTGGGCGGTTGGCTCGATTGATGGCACTACTTGGCCCGACGTGTTTGACGGGACCGACAGCCCAGAGACAGTCAGCTCTCTGAGCGTAAAAAACGAGGTCTGTAAATTGGTTTCATCGATTGCAAACTACAACATTTCAAATTACGCACAGTTTTTTGGTCCTGTTTCGCTTGCCTCAATCTTTGGCGGAACTGTTCCCAAGGCATTTGTTCTCTTTGTCGTAAACGGCTCTGGTGTGGCGTTAAATGCTACCGCAAGCAATCACCAAATTCGATTAACGCCAGTTTATGAAACGGTGGGATAATGCGGCGGAAGCCCTATATCAACCTAATGAAGGGCCTGATTGGGGCTTGGTGTCCTTCTTTGGGCGCTACCGGCAGAATTGCAATAGACCGCACTAAATATCATCGTGACTTAACTCTTACCACTTACGAAAATGGGCAAGGCTATGGTGCTAGAGGCACCGGCATGGCATTTGATTTTCAGCCTAGTTTCGGTGGCGCCTACACTTATGATGTAAGCAAAGTTCCAGACTACAGTACAGGTCAACAAATTACCGTCAGCGGCTGGCATAGTCTGCGGAGTTTATATGATGGAGATCTTTACTACTGGAACAATGCAATTTTTGAGATTGTTACAAGTTATTACGATTATGGTCAGCGACTGATTCTGCAATCAACTTATGATCCCGATAACAACATAACTTATGTGTTTACTGACGGTGTTTTTGCCGAAAACAATCTTTATATCCAAGGAGCGCCAACCTTAAACCAGTGGTATCATTATTGTATCGTTATAACTGACCAAGAATATCGGTTTTACCTTGATGGAAATCTGAATCAGTACGGAATGTTTGGCTTTGACTACCTACTTGATCCCGCATATTTTTTAAATGTTGGTTACCGTGACGGTTATGATAATTATGACGGGCACATTGACGATGTTCGTTTGTATAATCGAGCACTCACTGGCGCTGAAGTAAAAGAACTTGCCAGTCGTCGGGGAGTTGGCCTTGAGCAGCGGCGGGTTCGGCGGAGTGTACTGTCTCTAGGTGACACCCACGACGGGAGCTCCTACAGCCCCTACCTTGTCTGGCCGGAGAAGAAGGGCAAGAAGAAGCCCTCAAAGCCTAAAAAACCTCGTTCGCAGAAGGGTCAGACCGACGACAACTCGGAGCTCCTCCTCGAGCCTCCAACGGCTGCCAACGTGGTGGCGGCGGCGGTTGATGGGCTTGATCTGTCCATCCTTCGGGAGCGGTTCGAGCTTTTGTCGGTACAGGCCGAGCTGGAGCTCCTAGAGGCGGCACAGGCGCAGTTACAGCAGCAGCTTGCCGCAGCAGCAGCCGACGCCGAGCAGCGGGAGCGGGAGAGGGTGGCTTTAGCGCGCATTGAGGAGCTCGTGGCACAGCACCACAAGCGCCTTGAGGCCGAGCGGGCAGAGGTGGCTGACATTGTGGACCTCCTCGATAGTGACCTGTGGACGGCTCTTGAGGTGTTTGACTTTTCAGCCCGTACCTATCCCCGCAAGTAGGTAGACCTTTTTTCTAAAAGCGCCTTCTCCAAAACCTAAAAAGCGCCACCATGATGGCGTGGCACGACGTTTTTTCGTTTGGAGAGAGGGTGAGTTTATCGAGCTGGGCAAACAGCAGCCTGAAGTGCGCACCCAGATCATTACTGACTCCCTTCCTCCTGGGGGGCTTTGGCACCCAGCCACCGGAAAGTATGTCGACTCGAAAAGCCGGTTTCGTCAGCACACGAAAGCAGCTGGCTGTGTAGAGGTTGGCAACGAAGTGCAAAAAGACACGCGACAGTGGGGCGTCTCGAACTTAAAGGGCGACATACTCGCGGCTATGGAACAGACAAAAAATGGTAGCAGAAGACATTGATCTCGAAATGGAGAGCGTAGAGCAGGACGCTCCCGAGGTAGACACACCTGAGCGAGAGGAGGGGGAAAGTGACCTCCGATCGGTAATTAAGGCAGCGATGAGCGAGAGCTCAGACGAGACTGCCGAGCCGGAGGCGCCGAAGGCCGCAAAAGCGGGCCGCGATGAGCGGGGGCGCTTTCAGAAACAAGTATCAGACCAAGCGACGCAAGCAAAGGATAGCGAAGCGCTCAACGAGCAGCCCATCGCGCCCCCTTACTCGTGGTCTGCTGAGCACAAAGAGCAATTCTCGCAGCTCCCACGCCAAATGCAGGAATACCTGACACGGCGAGAGCAGGAGCGAGAGACGTTCTTAGGGCGTAAGTCGCAGGAAGTAACGGCGATACAAAACAGGTATGCACCTGTGGACAGGATCATCGAGCAGTATGGTGAGATGTTCAAGCGGGCAAACCTTGATCCGATGAAAGGCATCGAGAACTTAGTTCTTGCTCAGCAGTTCTTGGACCAAGACCCTGCGGGTGCTCTGAGGCTTATGGCGCAAAGCTATGGGCTTGATTTATCGCAGCTTGCCGGAGGCTCGGAACAGACGGGCTCACAGCCGCAAGCGTTTCCCCAAATGCACTATTTGACAGGCGAACTCGACAACATTCGCGGCAAGCTAGCAGCCCTTGAGCAAGAGAAAGTGGCCCAGCAACAGCGCGCCGCAGTGGGTGAGGTAGAGGCGTTTGCCAGTGAGGTCGACAAGGGAGGGAGGGCACTAAGGCCGTTCCTCGCCGATGTTCACGAGCAGATGATGGAGGAGATCCCTCTCATCCGCGCTCGCACACCGGAGCTCGCATCGAGGCAGATACTCCAACAGGCCTATGAAACGGCGTGCTGGAAAAATCCCTCAGTGCGATCGCGCCTCATTGAACAGCAGCAGCAGCCGCAGGCTCAAGCTGCTCGAGTGCAGCAGGCTCGACTGGCAGGTAGCTCTGTCAGGGGTGCCCCTGGGGCAAGTGCGCTTTTGGCTGACAATGGGAACTCCGTCCGGAGCGCGCTGATGGCGGCGTTCGATGCACATTCTTAACTTGTAAGGGGGTAAACAATGCCAACACCAAATGCAAATATAAGCGAGATAATCGCTACCACTATCCAAAACCGGAGCAAAAAGCTTTCGGACAATGTAACCAAAAACACAGCGCTTCTGTTCAAGCTTAAGGCGAAGGACAGAGTTCGACCATTCGGCGGCGGATCGTCAATCCTTGAGGAGCTCAGCTTCTCAGAGAACGGAACGTTCGGATGGTACTCGGGCTATGAGACCGTGAACGTGTCGCCGTCTGAAGTTGTTTCAGCAGCTGAGTTTGCGATGAAGCAGTGCGTTGTTGCTGTAAGCATCTCGGGTACTGAGAGACTTCAAAACTCTGGCCCTGAGGCGCTTATTGACCTCTTGGAGGCTCGCGTTTCCAACGCTGAGCAGACCATGATCAATAACGTATCAGTCGGATGCTACTCAGACGGAACTGCCAACAGCGGAAAGCAGATCGGAGGCTTGCAAGCTCTCATCGCTGACACCCCGACCTCGGGAACTGTCGGCGGTATTAACCGTGCGACCTACAGCTGGTGGAGAAACGTTTCCTACAGCTCAGTGACGGACGGTGGAGCTGCTGCGACGGCGCTCAACATTCAGGGGTACATGAACAACGTATGGGTTCAGCTCGTACGTGGAACGGATCGCCCTGACCTGATCTGTGCAGATAACAACTATTACAAGTTGTATCTTGCATCGCTTCAGTCGATTCAGCGTATCGCTTCGGACTCCTTGGCTCAGGCAGGTTTCACAAGCCTGAAGTTCATGGATGCCGACGTGGTACTCGACGGAGGATACGGTGGAGCGGCTCCTGCGAACCACATGTACTTCGTCAACACTGACTACCTCTCTTTCCGTCCTCACAAGGATAGAAACATGGTGGTGATCGGTGGCGATCGTCAGGCTGTCAATCAAGATGCAACGGTTCGCCTCTTGGGCTGGGCAGGAAATCTCACACTCAGGTGTGCGTTCCTGCAGGGCGTTCTTAAGGCGTAGTTTAACAAAGAAAAAGAGGAGGATCTTAAAATGCCATTTGTAAGTGTTGAAAATAGGGCAGGGCTTCAAGCTATTGCTGACACGTCAACCACACAGCAGCACCCACTGGGGACAATCGTTCGCGCCGTCGACTCAACGTACGGCGAGGGCGAGTTTATCTACCTGAAGGGTGTTGCTTCAACTGTCGTGGGCGATCTTGTGATCTTTGATACCTATGCAGGGACAAGCACTCGAGCCGTTGCCGGTTCGCGTGGTCCTTGTGCGGTAGCGATGAGCGCAAACGTTGCCAGTCAGTTCGGCTTCTACCAGATATCTGGTGCCGCCGTGGTGAAGGCGTCGACGGTTGCCGCTAACGGTAACGTATACGTCACGGCTACAGCCGGAACGGTAGACGATGCTGTAGTGGCTGGCGATAAGGTCGACGGCGCACGCTTCAAGACCGCTGACGGAACTCCGGCAGCTGGTCAGGCAGTAGTGCAGCTTGCTCGTCCATCGCTTAATGCTAACGGATAAGCAGAGCAATTTTTAGGGGGCGGCCAGTACGGCGCCCCCGCTTTTTATACAGGAGGTTTATGGAAGCAGAGTTTGATTTAACGGGGATAGAAATTCCTGATAACGTTATCCAGCAGGGCTTCGGAGCCGTGCGCGATAAGTCGCCGAAAGCGCTTGTGCGTTTTGAGTGGCGACCGGTAGAGCTTAAGCAAAAAAGTTTACAAGAGGGGCGCCCTATCTTTGAGCAGCGCCTGTTTGCGGAGCGTCGCATCCCTGGCTCGCGCGACTTTCAGCCAGCCGATGTCGAGGTCGATTTCATTACAAACAGCCGAGGGCAGAAGGTGCCTGATCCTATGAATCGGATCGTGCGCGAGTATGGCCCTGAGCTGAAGCGATTCCTTGAGGCAGGGGAGAAGCCGCTTGATGGGACCCCGCTTGAGGAGTGGCGTCAAATTACGAAAGAGCGCATCGCCGTCTGTCACTGGCTTGACATTCGAACGATCGAGGAGCTCGCCAGCATGGAGAACAACGACACGGTCATTCAAAAGCTTGGCCCTGGGGGCCGCGAGCTTGTGGCGCAGGCCGATGCGTTCCTTAAGGTGCGAGCTGACAGTGCGTATGCCGAAAGGTTAGCAGCCGAAAAGGAAGCGATGAAGCGCGATAGCGAAGCAAAGATCGCACAGCTCCAGTCGCAGCTTGAGGCGCTTGCCGAGAAGTTTGAGAGCGTTGTGACTAAAAAGGAAAGCAAGGCTAAATGAATGTTCTGACCCTCCTCCAAGATACATGCCGAGAACTAAAGCTCCCTGTGCCATCGTCGGTCGCTAGTAGTAGCGATCGTGAGATACAGCTGCTCATCGGCTTGCTTCAGTTGGAGGGCGCAGAGCTTCGCTCAAAATACATCTGGCCCGTTCTTCGAAAAGAGTTCCTGTTTAACACGCAGGTCAACGTCGCAAGCTACGGGCTCCCAGAGGATTTTGACTTCGAATACTTTCAGACCCACTGGGATAGAACAACGCGGTGGGACCTTCGAGGCCCACTGTCTCCGCAAGAGTGGCAGCGCAGAAAGAGCGGTATCACGACGGTGCTTCCTCGCTTTGGGTTCCGTGTTATGGGCGGCAGCAGCTTGCCGCTCTACCTTGAGCCAACGCCAACGGAAGCGCACGAGCTTGTTTTCGAATATCAGAGCGTGAACTGGCTAGCACCGGCGGCTGATTGGGTAGCCTCCACAGCTTTCACTGCTGGCAGCTACTGCAAATATCTCGGAAACGTGTACCAGACCACCTTAGGCGGTACGACGGGAGCAACCCCTCCCACTCACGATCAGGGGTCCGCTTCAGATGGCGGCGTCACGTGGACCTTGGCGTCCTATGAGCGCGTCGTGTCTGATACGGACGTGCTCGTGCTACCGCCTCAGGTCCTTAAGCTTGGCATGAAGTGGCGATGGAAGCGGGAGAACGGGCTTGAGTACGACACCTATCAGGCCGAGGCCGTCAACGCAGCCGAGAGGGCCGTCCAATCTGGCCGGTCAGCACAGGAGGTGCAGCTCACTGCAAGCCATGGATCAGCCTTGATCAACTACTGGTCTATTCCTGATGGGAGGTACGGGTAACCATGGCAAATCAGTTCTCAGATGAGCAGAAGCGACAGCTCGCCGTGATTCTTGGCCTCATGGCTCAAGGGTCACAGGGGCGTCAATACCTATCGGCGCTTCAGCCCGTGTTTCAGATCCTCGAGCAGAACAAACAGAAGAAGGAGGCCAAGCGAGCCGAGCGCGGCGCTATTTTGGGACAGCTTGGACAGATTGGAGGCCAAGTTGGAGGGCTCTACCTTGCAAGCAAGTTAATTGGGGGCGGAGCCGCAGCAGGCGCAGGAGCCGGTGCAGGAGCCAGTGCAGGAGCCGGTGCGGCTGGACTGCAACTGCTTGGAGCCTCAGGGGCCCCAGCCGTGGCGACGCCAAACCTGATCAGCGCAAACTTAGTGGGAGGGGCAGGAACTGGCGCAGGAACGTCAACCCTTGCATCTGCCGCAGGCTACGCGCTGCCGGTCGCTGCTGTCATTGCGGGCTTAAGCAACATCTGGGAGTCGGGAGGGAAAGACCTCCTGCGGGGAAGGGGAGATCGCTCCGACTGGGCAAACTTTGGGGTCAATGCTCTCTTGGGAGGTGCTCCCAACATAGGCTTACGGCTCTTCGGCAAGCGCAGCGTCGGCGCCATGATGACCTCGGGCAAGTCTGAGGCACAGCAGATCCGCGATGATTTTAGAGGACAACTCAAAGCGAACAACATAGCAGACAGCGACTACAACGTGCGGCTGGCAGACGGTAGCAAGTTCAACATCGGACTGGACGGAGGCGCTCGGCTTACAAACTCAGACGGAAAAACACAGCGGGCATACTACGACGTCGACAGCTCTAATCCTCTCCAGCAGTACGCAGTGAGTCAGATCGACCCTCTTGTCCGCTCTCAGTTTGGGAAAGACATCGCCGACAAGAAGTATTTACCAAGCCAACTGACGGGCATGATTGTCAACGCCGTTACCTCTAACGCTAAAACGAAGGAGGAGGTGCTCGCAAACATCAAGTCGGTCCTTGGCGAGAAGCTCGACGGGTTTAAGACGCCACTCGCTGCTCAGTCAGCACCGACACCAACACCGACAACTCCTCCTCCCGCCGCAAAACCGGCGACGGCGGGGCAAGGGTTTGGACCAAAACCGCTTGAGACTCAAAACGCAAGCTTTTTGGGCCCCGTGAGCGAAACCAACTGGGAGAAAGTGGTTGGGCCAGAAAACCTTAAGAAAACGGGTCCCATGCAATCAACTGACGACCTCCTCAAGCAGCTTCAGGGCGTTGTGGGATCGGGGGTAGGGGCACCTCCACCGAGCAGCAATGTAGCGCAAAAGCCGCTTCTGACCCCGACTCCGGTAGGGCAGCAGCCGCAGCCACTGCAAACCTTGGAGCAAAACTTTGCACCGAACCAAGCAACGTCGCCGCAAATGCGGGGGCTCTTGGGCTTGCGGTCTCTCAGTCAAATAACAGGGCAGCCGCTCGAGGATATCCTTGCGCGGCTTGGACAGCGAGTAACTCCACTGTAAGGGTTAAAAGCGTATGCAACCGAGCAGCGGACAGCCTTTCATGATACCGGCGCCCGTCGGTGGGTGGAACGCCAAAGACGCGTTGCCCGTCATGGATCCGTCTGAGGCTATTATTCTCGACAACGTGTTCCCTGAGGCTAACCTGTGCCGCGTGATAGGCGGGGGAGCTGTCACTGACTCGATCGCATCCAACGGATACTTTGAAACCTTTGCCGACTACTATTCGGCGACCGGAGGAGCCTTCGGTATCGTGGTCGACAGCGACAACTTCCGTCTGGTTTCAAGCGCTGGGACCTTTACGGGTAGCACATTTTCAAGCGGTGGTGTGAGGCGATGGCAGCACACCAACATGAACAACTCGGTCATCTTTGTGAGCACGGGCGCTAACCCCGTCCTGTACAACGGCACCTCATGGAGTAACCCAAGTTACACGGGGACAAGCCTCGTAGTCACAACGCTATCAAATATCGACACTTACAAGAGCCGCCTCTACTTTGTGCAAGACTCAAGCCTTGTCATCTGGTACGGCGGGCTCCGAGCCACCTCTGGGGCGCTCACCGCTTACGATATCACGGGTATCGTTCGACGGGGCGGCTCGATCGTCTACGCGGGTTCAGTGACGAAAGACGCCTACGGCGGACTCGTCGAGTTTTTTGTCATCGTTACCGATCAGGGGGAAGTGCTATTTTTTACCGGTGACAATCCTGGGGCAAGCAACTGGTCCATCTCAGGACGTGCCCAGATCGGTGTTCCGCTTGGAAAGCGCGCCTTCTGTCAGAAGCAAAGCGACCTCCTGATAGCAACGACTGAGGGTATCGTATCCACCAACGCTTTGATCGACTCGGGGCACGAAGCTGAGTTCATCACCGACAAGATACAAAACGTTTACAATAAGTCGGCAACAGCGGCGACCTCCTACGATGGGTGGGAGCTTAAATACTGGCCGTCGGGCCACATGCTCATCCTTAACGTGCCCCAGAGCTACCCGAACGACGTGCAGCAGTACGTGATGAACACGTTCACGGGGGCGTGGTGCCGCTTTAAAGGGATTCAGGCCTCTGCCCTTTGTCCGCTTCGAAACAAGCTTTTTTACTCTGTCAAAAGTGCCTCCAGTAACCAAATCGTGCAGTTTGACGTAGGGGATACGCCTCCAGCCGATATCGAGATCCAGAGTGCCTACCTCCCTCTTGGCAACCCGTACAGCATCAAGCAGGTGAAGCGGATCCGTCCCTTCTTCGTATGCCCAAAGCCCTTTCAGTACTACCTTGAGTGCTCTGCCGACTTTGAGCCGAAAACCTACGAAAACCTTTTGCGGGGAGCTGCCGCTATTGAAACAGCGTGGGGATCTCCGTGGGCATCGGCATGGAGCACGGGGAGCTCGGTAAACCCTGCCTACTACTCGGTCGACTGCCGAACGGGGACATTTTTCAGCTACAAGCTCAAAACGGCGAAGGGGTTGGGAAGTAATTATATTTCGCCAGCAGGGACGACACTCAGTGCGGTGTCTTTTATATTTGAGGAGGGGGGGATCATATAATGCCAATGTTCAATCCATCAACAACGAGCGGGTCTGTCTCGGCGCAGAGCTCGCCTTCCACGTCATCGCCAGCTGCTAGTCAAGGGCAGCCAAATGGGCGCCAAGGCTTGCGATACCTCTCCCCTGGGGTGTATCGGGACGCACAAGGACGCCTCGTAAACGGCCAAGGACAGCCTATAAACGGCCAGCGCGGCAGCGGCAGCAACGGATCCTCAAGACAGCCGAACGGGCAAGCACCTCGAACTGATAAGCCAAACGTCTCAAAGCAGCCCTTGTCAGACTTTCGTGGTTTCCTCATGGGCAACCCGTTTGGCGAAAAAGCGATGGATGCTTTCAACTCTTTCGCTGATTTCGCAAAAAATAACGCGCCAAACTTCAACAACGCCCCCGCACTCCCTGGGGCAAACGACTTTGCAGGGGAGCGCCAACGTATCGAAGACGGACTCTACAACCGAGCGCGAAACGATCTGGATACTCGGTACAAGACTGAGACGGATCAGTTTGAGCAGGATATGGCGAATCAGGGAATTGACATTGGAAACCCTCGCTATCAGAAGGAAAAAGAGCTTTTCCTAAGAGGACGCGACCAAGCCTATAACGATGCTCGCTTCCAAGCGATGCGGGACTCAGGCGACGAGCAGGTGAAGTTATTTGACCAAGCTCTCAGTGCGCGAAAGCAAGGCACCTCCGAAGCGGAGAGCCTCTCTGCACAACGGATCAACAACCTTGCGGCGATGTTAAATCCAACCGTGGGACTTGGGCAGCTGCAAAATTCAAGAGACATGGTGGAGTCAGATCAGCGATTCAAAGCGAAAGAGGCTCAGAAAGACAGAGCTATCAAGCTTAAAGAGATTGCATCGCAAGGCGGCGGCGGTCTTAATTTTGACAAACTGATGGAACTCATCAAGCAACTGACTGGAGAGGATCTTGCGAGGTAAGGGAAATGGCAGGAATAGCTGACGCGCTGGCTTCGGTGCTCTATCCAAACACGACCAAAGACTCACTGTATTCAATCGGTGGACAGTCGATCCTTAAATCTCAAATGCCGGTTTTTAAGAATCCGTGGACGAGCCTTCTCGCTAATACAGCGCAGGGCCTCGTGGGCTACGGGCTCCAAGGGTACGGGCAGCAAGTAGTCAATGAACAAAATGCGGAGAACGCGGCAAAGATGGTGCCGCAGCTCGGTCAGCTTGGTGTCAAGGTTACCCCAGAGATACAGGCGGGGCTTACTAATACCGATCCGCAGAAACGGGCGCTTGCTCTTGCGCTTGTCGAGAGGGATATGAGCGCGGCAAGCAAAGCAGCAGAGCAGCAGCAGGACTTCAATCTTTTTAAGCAGAAAGAGGACTATAAGAAATCGCTCACTGATGGAGTGAGCGGAAAGGATCAGTTTGATCGCGGGAAACAGATTCGCAGCGAAGTTGATGGGCCGCCTCTCAAAGCCTTTGCCGAAACCGATCGCTATTTCAAAGCAATGATCAGCGCGGCGACTAAGGACGACAAGATTTCTGACATTTCGATGATTTCAAACCTCGCCAAGCTACGAGATCCGACCAGTGTGGTCAGAGAGGGTGAGTACAAGGTATCTGCCGACGTAGCCAGCGCGCTGGATAATCAGTTTGGAAACTGGAGAGCCGTTGTCGAAGGCAAGGCGAAACTTAATCCAGAAATCCGGTCGAGGATGCTCGGCGCGGCAAAGGATTATTGGGACAGCTCTCGAGGACTGTATGAGGTTTATGCCTCCAAGTATGCCGACCTTGCAAAACGGTCCGGTTTGGAGGAGCGCGACGTCATCATGATGCCCTACAAGCAGGACGACTACGCCGATTTCCTTAAAACGATTCCGACAGCGGAGCAAATTCAGCAGGCGTTTAATCAGCAGACAGCATCTGCGCAGCTTCGCCAGATTCAGCCGAGAGCGCCGATCGTGGGTTCAATGGGAAGCCAACCGCAGGAGCTCATCCCCGTGGCCCCTCTGCCAGCGCCTGCTGCTGATCAGCAGTACATCCAGATTGCACCAAACCAATACATCAGGATTCAGAAGGGGAAATAGTGTCAGATCCTTCTATCGTCGATATGACCGAGAGCGAGTTCACTGCCCGCTTTGGAGTGGACCCGCAGACCTTTATCAATCAGCAGCAGCGGCAGCAGCTTCCTCCTCTTGCGCCTGATAATCAGGGCACCGCTGCGCAACCTAACGCGCAGGGCATGGTGCAGCCGGTTATCATCGACATGCCAGAAAGTGAGTTCCGTGCTCGTTACGGATCAATGGCAGAGAATGCCTTGCAGGGCATTAAGGATATCCCTTCAAATCTCTACAACATGGTGCCCTCCCTTGTTGATACTGCGAAACAATCGGCTGGCGCGGGCTTGTCCCTAGCAACGGGACAGGAAGCGATGCCCGCCGAAAAGCAGGGGCTACGAAACCTCGGATCACTTGCTGCTGGGACATCTGGTGCGATGCTTGGCTTAGAGGCTTCCGCTCCTTTCTGGGCAGCTGGGCCTATAGCAGGAGGAGCCGCCTCGATTGCACTCCCAGCGATAGGAGGAGCTGCGGGCTTGCTTGGTCTTGACTGGTTTGCGGAAAAAATGGGAGTCGACGCTCCCCGCACCACGCAGGAACGGCTCAACAGCCTTGCCTATAACACTGCGGGCGGCATCGGCACTGACTTGGCCTTGCGAGGTATCGGAGCTGGAGCGCGCGCCGCAGCTGCGCCTGTAAAAGCTATAGCAACCGAAGGAGGCAGAACTCAGGCGGCTGCCAACGTCCTGCGGGATGTCTACGGGCCAAATGCGATTGGAAGAATAGAGGAAGCTGCCAAAGCCCTCGAGGGTGACCCGTTGGGCGGCTACCGCTCGACCGCCGAGCTATTACAATCCCAGCCAGCAAGCCAGTTGCAAAAGATCGTGCAGTCGACTCAGATAGTAGACGACCCGATAGGGCAGCAGATGACTGCTCGAGAGGCGGCGCGGCGGCAACTCCTTGATGAGCAGGCATCCCCGAACGCGCGTATCGATGACGTTCAGCGGTCAGTCTCCGACTCGATCGATAGCTTACGCGAAGCAAGTGCCGCAGCAGATGCACAACTGCCTGCAAATATCGATCCTTCTGTTGCTGGCGGGGGCCTCCGAGAGATAGCAGAGCGCCTTGCTGGTAAAGCGCGCGAAGGCGTACAGCAGGAGTTTAGTGCCATCCCTGACTCGGAGGTCAAGCGCTTCACACCCGATGCGAATCTCAAAACCGCCGTTGGGCGCCTTGCCGATTACTTCGGTCCTGGGTCCGAGGGTGCGCCGTCTCAGATCCGAAAGATGGTTGAGACGTTAGCTCCAGATCAAAAGCAGCAGCCAAAGCTTACAGGCACCGACAGGCTGCTTGCTGAGATAAGTGACAACCAGCAGCCGCCGCAGTCGCCGCTCGTTGACCTCGACTACCTTCAGCGGCTACGGCGCTGGGCCGGTGAGGAAGCCACGCAGTACTTTAACAAGGGCGAGAACAGGGCAGGATCTGTCGCTCAGGCAGTCGTAAACGACATCGACACGGGGCTGGAGCAGGCTGTGAAAGACGGAACGATGCCGCAGGAGCAGGCAACCGCCTATAAGAACGCTCTCAAAGCCCACAAACAGATGATGGATACCTTCGACCTTGGGCCAACGGGCAGAATCCTGCGACGTGGACAAGGCTCAACCGGTTACCAGCTCGAGCCCTCCTCGGTCGGTCGACAGTTCTGGAACTCAAATCGAGAAGCGCTTCAGAACTATGGCAAGGCGCTCGGAGGCAACCTTGAGGCAAACGAGCTGCTGGTGCGCGATGCGGTATCGGATTTCCGAAAGACAAGCGTAAACATCGACGGGTCACTCAACCCTGAAAAAGTTAAGAAGTGGATGAACGCCCACGCCGACCTGCTGAACGTGTTCCCCGAGATTAAAAACCCAATATCGACTATTTACGAGACAGAAGCTCGCGCCAAGTTGCGCGATAAGAACTTCGGCAAGTTTGTGGAAGCCGATCCAGAGCAAGCTGCTGGGGTCCTCATGAGCGGCTCTCAATCGCTTCAACGCCTCCGGTCGCTTAAACAACTGTTTAAGTCAAACCCAGAGAAGCTTGAGGGACTGCGACGCGGCACGATCGACCGCTTGACGCGCGACCTTTACAACATCGGCGGGCAAGAGGCGAAACCGGCCACCTTCAAGCGGTTCGTGCAGAACAATGAGAGCTATTTAAACGAGCTTTTCACCCCCGATCAGATGAGGGTATTCGACTCAATCTACAAAGACCTCTCCAGCCAAGTGGCAACCAACGACTTGGCAACGCAGGCATCGCGGGGCCAATCAGCTACCCAACAGAAACTCACCAATCTCGACGAGCTTAAGTCGCAAATTTCACAAGAGTTTGGGGTAGCAGGCAAACTGCTCTCGAGCGCTCCCAAAGTGGGAGGCGCTATTGGCGCACTCGTTTCGGGCGCCGTTGGTTTTGGGAAGGGTGGCACGCTGGGAGGAAGTGCAGGGCTGGGGCTTGGTGCAGGAGCCGGTTTGTGGGTAGGAAACAAGGTCGCTCTTATCTCAAAACGGGCAGAAAATGCAGCGCTGGCTCAAATCGCAAAAGCTGCCGCCGATCCCCAGTTTGCGCAGTTGCTCCTTACAAAGGCATCACCGAGGCGCTTAAGCATGGCAAAAGAGATACTCGATAAGAAAAACTTCGGTTTCTCGGCCATTCGGCAGCTCCTCGTGACCGGTGCGCTTTTAACCCGCACGGATACAGCGAAAGCCGCTCAAAGCCTTGCCACGCTGCTTGAGCCTAGCTCTTACATGGTATCGCAGCCGAGCGCACAGCCACAGCTGGAGGACCTCGCCTCCGCTTTAACGCAAAATCCTATCGCCCCCGTTGGCGAAGCCTCAAACCCGCTTAGAATGGAGGAGGAAAAGGCCCCTATGAGCGACGAGAAACCCTCAAAAATCACTGCCCCAGTTGGCAACATTTCGCTTGAGTTCCCCCGTCAGGTCGATGCTCGGCTTGTTGATGCCGTTGCGCACATCGAGAGCGGAAATCGTGCAGATGCCGTGGGCCCACTGACGAAATATGGACAGGCCAAGGGGAGAATGCAGCTCCTCGACTCTACAGGGAAGGAGGTCTTTAAGAAGCTGGGGCTCTCTGGCAAGTATGACCCGTTCGACCGCGAGCAGAACACCCAAATCGGCACCGCCTATTTAAGCGATCTCGTCGACCGCTATCAGGGATCGGTTCCTCTCGGGCTTGCCGCCTACAACTGGGGCATGGGCAACCTCGACAGGGCTATTGCAAAGCTCGGACAGAGCGGGCCTCTTCGCATTCAGCAGTTTTTAGAGCAGGAGACCATCGACAACATCCGCGCAGGGATGACTCAAGGCGGTGCAAAACGAGCAGCTGCCGCCGCTCTCATTGAAAAGTTTGGGCCCTCTGTCATCTCAGACTACCTGCCTGCTGAAACTCAAAATTACGTGAAGAAAATCATTGCTCGGTATAACGGCAGCCCAGCAAGACGCGGTGGAGTAGTGGAGGCTTAAATTTATGGGATGGAACGGATCCGGCACCTTTCAACGCACTAACGGAAGCTTCTTCGGAGCTACCGTTTGGCAAGATGATCAAAATGCTGGTTACAAGATTACTGCTGCCCGCTTTGATACTCACGATCAAGACATCGCTCTCGGCATCAACAACTGCTTAACAAAGGACGGACAGAACGCGGCCACGGGCGACCTTCCGATGGGCGGTAACAAGCACACAAACGTCGGGAACGCCACGGCGCGAACTCACTATGCCTCGCTGGGGCAGGTACAGGACGGAGCGTTTCTGTGGGGAGGCACCTCTACCGGAACCAATGCTATCACCTTCAGCACGACTCCCGCCTTTACCGGCTACTCCGCAGGACAGGTTTTTAGATTTCTTGCCGGTGGTACTCCAACGGGTGCCACGACGGTGCAGATCAACGGCATAGCTTCACCGAAAACCCTTCAACGGGGTGGCTCAGCTCTGGTGGGAAATGAGTTTAAGACGGGCGATCTGGTCGAGATAGT